CTATTATTTTGTGAAAACAATGAATTTGATGTACTATTGCTTGTACTACTTGTTTGCGTTTCACTTACATTAGCATTTGTCAAGTAAGTATCATTTTTCAGATTTTCAATAGTACCTTGCGGTGTATCTGAATATCTGCTATCACTTTCAGTTCCAATTTTTGAACTATCATTAACAGCATTACTACCTGTTGACTCACCACTTTCATTTTTATTAGAACTTCCGTCATGTGTTCTTGTAACTTCCACGTCATAAAATGGATTAAATTCAAGTAGTTCACTCTTGTACAATTGGTTGTAATAAGGCATTACCTCATTCAACTTCGTTTCAAGAAACATCTTCCATAAAGCTATCGTTTCAAATCCTATTTCCCTTGTATAGTAATGTCTTAAAATCTTTGTTTCTAAAACAGCTCTATACTTTTCATCAAAAATCGGATAAGAAAAGTCAAAAATCTTTTCTCTAGCTTTACTGATAACATCATTAACCTGTGTCAAACCAACACTTGTATCAAGACCTGCAAATGTTTCACATATAAATCTAATCTCTGTCGTGTATTTACTCATTATTAGCACCACCGTTCTCGTCAATAGCGTCATCAACAGTATCACTAATGATTTGAACATCTTCCTTATAGTCAACACTCATATTCAAATCAAACATTTTATTGATTTCTTCACACGCTCTTTGTCGCATATCAAGTCTTGTGTATCTACTTGCTACTGTACTTCCCATATTACGAGTAACTTCATCATTTAATAAACGTTCTTTCTTGTGCATATTAACATTACTAATACCTAGATAAGTCATAGCTTCATTCCATATCTGAAATTTTAATTGCATTAACTTATCACCAACAAAAGGTGCGAGTGTTGGTATAGCCTTTAAACCCTGCAAGTCAAGATTTTTGTCTCCAAAGATAAAAGGTTCGTTACCGTCATATTGCATATAAAGGTTCTTCATAGTCAACCGTTGCTGTTCCGTACATTGTATCAAAACAGGTGTCTTTTGACCGTTTACATTTACGTCAACTGTCCTATCTATATTATACAATTTTCGACAAAATAAATCAATATCATTTATACAGTTTGTATGCAAATAATTATTCCAAATAATAACGCTATTAGTTTCATTTCTATTAGCGTTGTACCCATTATTTGCATACGCTCTCCTGCCCTTTGGTATATTGTAAATATTCAACTGACCCGAAACAGAAAACGGTAATGCAACAAATCCTATTACATCGTCTTTTAGAAAAAGTATTTTACCTTGTTCGTACAAAGTTTTTTCCATAAACTCAATATTAACTGTATCAGGAACATTCTTCCATTCAAACATTGAAATAGCCAATTCTTTTAATCTGTTATTATAATGTTTGTACGTTCTATTGTTCAATACAGCACTTTCCCATCTATTTCTTTTTCCCACTTTATCACCTCTTATACTATTATACTATTATCAACACCATAGTTACCGACATTTTCAGTATCGTGCCACAAGGTAACACCGTTGTTAAAGATTTGCATAAGTTTATCTTTATCAGTTATAGGTATTGCTCCCTTAATCATGCAACTAGCTGTTTTGATGTAATTAAAACTTTTTCTACTATGAAGCAACGGTACTTCTACTCTATTAACCTTGTACCCAAAACGTGTAAAAAATTCATCAATTATTTTTGCATATTCAGGTCTTATCGTAAAAATTGTACCTCTAAAACCTATGTTACCTTGTGCAAAGTTTAATCCACTAGATTGTGTACCACCAACACTTGTACTATGTAATTTATGATATTCATTGTCAATACCCAAATTAAACATATTTAACCCTGTGTTAATAGCACCACTAGCAATATTAGAAGCAACACCAATTTTAGCAACTTCCATACCAACAGCAGGGTTCTTTGTTATTGCTGTTAATGCACCTGCGGTTAATAATGACGTTGCACTATTAACAATAGAATTAGATATATTAGCACCTGTGCTTGCTAGTGACTTAGGAATGTTTTGTGATGCCCACGCTCTATAAGTATCAATTGTATAAGGACACATAGGAAAGTTATCATAAATAACACCATACAAATTCCTGCTTTTACCATCTGTTAATTTATAATTCTGTGGTTCAGCTATCATGTTAGGCAGGGGTAATGGTACACCTGTAATATTAAACGTTGCGTGTAACTTATCGTAAAAATCTTCAAAACGATATGTTTCACTATTACCACTATAATTATCGACTGTGAAAAAATAATAAGGGTAACAATATAACTTATTATTTTTTGGGATATAACTTTCACCGTCATAATTTATAATCAGTGAACGATTAATATTTATCGTATCTGAAAAGTCAACAGGTAAACCCGAACTATTCCCTGTTCCACACATTTTATCAGTACACATAATAACACTTGCAATTTGTTCAGGTGTTTCTCTATATGGTACAAGAGCGTCATTCAATATACCAACATTTTGTTCAGCGTATGCCATAGCATATAAACCGCTATATACACCATGATAGAATTTATTATTTGATGTATCTGTTGCCAAAGTAACAATAACACCTCTTCCATACTTTTTGTCAATTACTTCTTGTACGATATATTCACCTACAGGTAGATTTTCTTCAATTGTGTTTGCACCTAAACTATCGTCTATAACGTGTTCTCTTTCAACATAACAATCACCCAACATAAAGTCAAACATATATGTCTGAAAGACATCAAGTTCAAACACAATTTCTGTACAACTATCATTAACATATTCTACGGAAAGAATGAAAGCATAAAACCATTTGTTACTATACCCTGCGTTCTGAAACATCATGTAATTAACATCATAAATCTTACCAATATTAACATCTATTCTTGCACGATTTTTATTAACTCTTTGATAAGTTTGATTTGTTAATTTTATACCGTTTTGGTTAGCATGAATATTAAAATAATCAAGCTGGTCTTGTGTAGTATCAAACCATAATGTATTAGTATAACTATTGTCAAGAGGAATATCCCTTAACAATTTTATATTTGTACTAGGTTGAACACTCATATTTTCACCTCTTTTCAATAAAAGGGAAGTATAAAACTTCCCTTAATATTAAGCCTTTGTTAATGTGATTACATCACCTGTTTCACCTGCTGTTGTTAAGTTACCTCTGTATATAATACCGTTTACACTACATTCAAGTGTAACAGTATCAACATCACCACCAAAAATAACAGCACCATATCTATGAATAGCAATTAAATCTTTTGTAGCCTGTTCTGTCTGTACAAAGTTAGCGTTACCACCAACAAGAGCAGGGTCATTATCGTCCATTTCAAGTGTCATAATTGTTGCACTTTCTGACTCGCTCTTATCTGCAATAATAAATGTAATAGTTGTTGGCATAACAACCTGTGCATTATCAGTAACAAATACAATAGCATTTGAGAAAGGTGACGAAGAGATTGTTTTCCAAACATTCAAAAAGTAATTCCAATACATTCCACTAGAAACATACTTCTCTGTGAACTTCATCATATTGTCATAGACCTGAAACCATTCACTGTCACAAAGTACAGCCTTAACATCTTTCATCAATGCAAGTTCTTCTGCTGTCACTTCATCAATCATATCACTTTCTTTGCGAATAACTTCAAACCTTTCATTGTCAAATGTATCCCAACTGTCAATGAGTTTTAATTTTCCCATGTATTCAGCCTTATCCATATTGAACGCACCTGCAAGCACTTCCACATCATACTGTGCATTGTATGCACTATCCATAAAGATATACTGGTCTTTCTTTGGTGTGGAAGTTGTAACACCGTCTGCGTTATATTCTTTGCTCATAAAAGTAAGCTGATTTGACATTGCTCTAAATGCCACTCCTGCTTCTTTCATATCACCTGTTCCGATACTCTTAGGGTACATTTTACCGTGTGCGATTGCCTTAATCAAAAGATACTTAAACAATAAGAACTCGTCATATTCAACCGCTGTATAAAGAGCGCCCACAATCTTTGCAATTAAGTCCTGCACTCCGTCAATGGAAAGGAACGCTGTTCTTAACTCTTCGTCCTCTATTGTAACAGGGTACTGTACTCGCCAATTCATAGCGTGAAAAGCTGTTCTAACATCGGGTAAACTTCTTTTGAACTCCCTGCTTTCAGCTTTTTCAACGCTAAACTCTCTTGCCTTAGCAATACCGACAAATACTTCTTCTACTGTTTCACCGAACTCTAAATATCCCTTTTTAAGTTCAGCGTATGCGTTATTAAAGGTAGCACTCTTTACTCTAACAAGTGCAATTCTGTTTACCAATGCGTTGATAAACTGATTAGCGAGTGCAGGATAACCATATAAGATTTCACCAACTTTTGGTATCTCGTTTGCACTTTCAATCTTTGGTACTTGGTTCTGATACTCTAATGAAGCATTTGCACGAATGGTATTCAGAATGTCAATCGTGCTTGCATTAAGTTTTGTTACAGAAACTCTCTTTGCCATTTACTTTTCCTCCTCAAATAATTCATCAAATGTTTTTTCTTTGGTTTCTTCATCACCATTGATATTTTCAATAGGCGGTTCATCAGTGTTACCCCCACCTGTGAAAAATCTTTCTGTGTACTTCTTTCTCCATTCAGCGTCATTTTCTTCGTACTTTGTTTTCCAATCGGTACTACTTTGTGACTCTAAATGGTTGTAGGTGTCCATTGTATCTTCAATGAATTTGATACTTTCATCACTTGTATCTTCACCCACTCTGCTTTTGATAAGCTGTTCAAATTCTTCTTTTGATAATACAGACATACTTTCATCTCCTTATAAATATCTGTTCGGGTACATATAGATAGGTAATCTTCTTTGTTTTGTTGTAACTGTTGGCGGTGTTGGCGGTTCAGAGGGTGGTGTAACAGGTTCTTCGGGTATAGGCGGTACAACAGGTATATCGGGTTGTTCACCTATTAAATATTCATACCATGTAATTGCTTGTTCTGCTCTTATTGGTTGAATTGTAACCTCGGGGTGTTCATAATACCATAAAAAGTAATTTGCTAATGTGGTTAAATCTAATGTGCTAGTCTTGAACTCTTTAAAAGTTATAGGCGGATTTACAATTGGTGCTTCGTGATTTCTGAACCATTGAATACCATTTTCACTTTCATATTCAATTCTATCACATTGTTTATCATAATTTGTTCTCCAATCTTCGCCCGCCCATTCACTGTACTTAGTGTAAGGTGTCCATTGTACTAACCCGAACCCTCTCCAATCTACTTTTAAACTCTCCCAAACAGCAGGGTTTACCCAACTCTCACTTTGAATATTACCTAACATAGCACATATTGCATTATCAGACCAACCTTTTTCTTTCATAATTGCGTAAAATATTTTAGCATTATGACGTTGTTCTGATAATGACAATACTCTGTTTCCTGCTATCCAATCCAACTTGAAAACCTGTTTACTCTAACCCACGCTCTATTAATATTTCAATGATTGCAGGGTCATATTTACTTGAAGCCAATCTTCTCCAATCCTCTTCTGTACCCTTAAAGATATTGAAGTCAAATGGTGTGCTTGTGAATTGCCACATTCTCCAATCATGGAAGTTGTAAATCTTAGGGTTGTCAACACCGTAATGAGCAATCCATAATTCATACCCATACTTAGCAACATCTTTACATTTAATTGTTGCCCAACTTCCTGTGTAAAGGATAGGTTTAACACCTGTCATAGCTTCTACATGAAGCATAAAATTGATTGCATAATCATCATCATAATCAAGTGCTTTACCCTCCCAGTCAAGAATAAAAATTGCTTTTCCAATAAAAGGGCGAACCGTGTTTACAAAGTTTTCAGCTTCTAACTTTGGATTGTTACCCTTAGTGTCGGGTCTTGCAAAATGATAAAAACCGAAAAGTTCATCACCCTTTAATTGTGATACGTTTGCACCAAATGATGGGTCAACATATGTTCTTCCCTCTGTTGCCTTAAAGATATTAAAGCAACCACTACCGACAGGAAAGTTATGGTTATGTCTTGAAACATCATTACCGATTAAGAAATGTTCTACTGTTGCTAAATTCATGCTACATCTGCCCCCATTCTCTCACATAGCTTTTGTAAAGCTAATGTATTGTTGTTTAGTGCTTCTTTTACACTTGCCATTTCTTCTCGATATGTTTCTGTAAGTGTAAGCACTTCCTGCTTGTGACTTTCAGTTAATTCGTTGATTTGTTGTGTGTGCTTATCATTGTTATCTTTAATAAACCAAGCCATAGCACCACACATAACAATAGGAAAACCAATTGACGTGATTAACTGTGAAATTGTTGTAAAGTCCATATACTATCCCCTTTCTTTTGTTGTTTGATAATTTGTCTATATGTATACCCTTGTATATTTATTATAACATAACACTTGTAATTTATCAATAATTATGATAAAATATTATAGAGGTGATTGCACTTTATGAAAGAACAAAAGTATTATGATGGTACGAAATTACTGTCAATGTGTGATATTAACGGTAATAAACCCGAAATATATATTTGTACCACAAATAGAACAGGCGGTAAAACCACATATTTTGGTAGACTATTAGTAAATCGTTTTAAAGATAAGGGAGAAAAATTTTGTCTTGTTTATAGGTACAACTATGAACTTGATGATGTAGCAGATAAATTCTTTAAAGATATTAAAGGTTTATTCTTCCCTGCTGATGAAATGACTTCAAAGAAACGTGCAAACGGTATCTTTCACGAATTGTTTATCAATAATGTTTCTTGTGGTTATGCTATTTCATTAAATAGTGCAGACCAAATTAAGAAATACAGTCACTTATTTAATGAAGTTGTTAGAATGTTAATGGACGAATTTCAGTCCGAAACTAATCACTATTGTAGTGACGAAGTTAAGAAGTTAATCAGTGTACACACCTCTATTGCTAGAGGTCAAGGTGAACAGGTTCG